GTGTGAAGCCTGGGGACGTCGTGGTGAGGCGCAGTGGGGCCAGGATGCACTACGCCAGCGTGGGCGCCCTGGAGGAGGCGTACAGCGAGGGATTGCCTAGGGTTGTAGGTTCGGTCAGTGTGGATGACCTATCTGCTGGGAGCAGAGGAAAAATCATCGAAGCGTGGCGCAATCGGGCCCTCGATCCTGGGAATTGGCGCCTAGTACAGGAAAAAGCACCTACATGGCCGAGAAGGACACTGTCGAAGACCTGAAGGCCATCGCGCTCAAGGCGCTGCGCCAGGTAGCCGAGGACGCTGAATCGCCTGCTGCAGCCCGCGCGCAGGCGTCCAGGACGCTCCTCGAGGCGATCGGCGTGCTCGGCCGCGGCGCCGATGCGCTCGCCGATCGAGACCGGCAGGACCTGACGACGATGACCAGGGCGGAGCTCGACGCCGAGATCCGGCGCCTCTCTGGGGTCGAATCCGTGATACCTGCGGACTCGACCAACGTGACCAGGCTCAAAAAACCAACGAAACCAAAGACCTAGCCAAAGAAAGCACTCCCTAGAGCAGGGAGCGACCCCTGGGGCAGGTGTACGCGAACGTGTGTTGGTGTACAGAGCAGGGTCGAAAAACGCTGTGAAATCAGACACTTAGCGCCAGGGCAGGGCGGATCGTAGGACTTCGAGCCTATCCTGTGACCCCCATCCTACCCCTGGCCTGCCCCCGACCGCGACGCGCGAACGAATGCGCCCCTGAAGCATAAAATTTTTGTGTCCCAACTTTTCGACTAGGCAACCCGGGAGGGGGTTACAACTCGCGTACCCCCGCACTTAGGTCCTGCCTTATTTATCGGATTGTCTGCTCTGGACCCCCACCTGTTGGACCATCGCCGGATTTGGAGGTATATCTCCTCGACGGCCAGCGACTAACCTAGCCAGCGGGATCTGCGCGCATGAACGCACCGGCCAAGATCTACTCGTTCACCGATCGCGAAGTCACGCACCCCGGCGACCCACCGGGAGACCGGATCGACGCTCAGTTCGATAACCACGCCGCTGCTATCACCTCTCTCGCCCAGGCCCTCGCCACCGTTCGCCGCAGCGACGGCGGCCTCGCCAACGGGATCGTGACGGAGGAGAGCCTGGCGCCCGACCTCTTCGCCGACCTCACCCAGAACATCATCTCCGCGGCCGAGGACCTCGCCGCCCAGACGGAGGCCAATGCCGTCGCCGTCGCCCAGGCCGAGATCGCAACGGCCGCCTTTCGGGATGAGGCCGTGCAGGCGGCGGCCGCGGCCGTAAACGCCATGGAGATCGTCGAGGGCGACAGGTCGATCGCCATGAACGCTCTCATCACCTTGGCCGGCAATGCCACCGCGTCCTTCAACGCCGTGGTCTCGGCCCGAGCCGCCGTCGACAACTCGCAAAACGATGCAGCCCTGGCGGCGGCCGTGGCGCAGGATTGGGCCGAGGCCAGCTTCGCGTGGGCGGAGCATATGCCGGGCACGATTCCGCCGAACATCCTGGCGACGATGGGGATCTCCGGCGATCACTGGAGCTCCCGCTGGTGGGCGAACTACGTCGACCAGAAGATCGCCGAGTGGATACCCCAGTATAATCAGGCGATCATCGATCTCGACCAGTTCGGTGATCTCTATCTGGGTGCGAAACCCTCAAATCCCGCTCTGGACAACGACGGCGACCCCCTCAAGGCGGGTGCCCTCTACTGGAACACGACCAACTCGACCATGTACGTCTGGTCTGGCACCCAGTGGGTCGCCCTCGCGACGGGTGGAGGCGAGATCAACACTGCGGAGAACCTCGGGGGAGGCAACGGCGTCTTCGCCCAGAAGGTCGGACCTATTCTTCAGTTCAAGTCCCTGCGGCATGGGACGAACTTCAGCGTCGTCTCCACCGCCACGGAACTCCAGATCGCACTCGCCAGCGTCGAGTGGAGCAAGATCTCCCAAACCCCCACAACCCTCGCGGGCTACGGCATCGCGGACGCCTACACGAAGGCGCAGATCGACGCCTCCCAAGCCGCGCAGGACGCCAGCATCAATACCAAGGCCAGCGTCTCCTATGTAGACGCGCAGAACGCCGCCCAGAACACCCAGATCAATCTCAAGGCTGACAAGACCTACGTTGACGCCCAGGACACCACGCTCGCCAACGCCATCGCGGCGAAGGCTGACGCCTCCACGGTGAACTCTGCCAATGCGGCGCAAGACGCCCTGATCGCCCTGAAGCTGGACAAGACTGACACGGGCACCACGGGCGCTGCGAAGATACCCGCTGGCACCACGGCGCAGCAGCCAGCATCCCCTGCCGCTGGATACCTTCGCTTCAACACCACCACTGGCAAGTACGAGGGCCACAACGGCACGGCGTGGGCAGCGATAGGAGGGGGTGCCAGCATCGGCACCACTCCCCCAAGCAATCCCGGCCCCGGCGATCTATGGTGGTCGAGCGACCTCGGCGTGATGTTCGTCTACTACAACGACGGGAACAGCAGCCAGTGGGTGAGCGCCAGCCCCGCCGTTGACACCTCGCAGTTCTACGCGAAGGCGGAAGCTGATGCTCGCTTCAACGGGCGCGGGCTGTTCTACGCCTACGGCACGAACCCTGTTTCGGTCCCGAACAATGCAGACGCCAAGCTGACCTCAGTGGAGACGAACGACGACGATAATTGGTACGACGCGGCATTGTCTCGCTATACGCCAAAGATCGCGGGCATCTACCAGATTTCATGCGCTGTTCAGGCCAATGTCGGAGGTACTTCAGGAGGGCTTACAGCCCGTATTGGTAAGAATGGTTCAATTATTGAAGTGGCATCCGGCCCGTTGACACCCCCGTACATGATACCGGCTGGAACTACTCTTATGGCTATGAACGGCACCACTGATTACCTTGAACCCTTCGCCTATCAGAACAGTGGGGCCGCGATTACCATCTTCCTAAAGCACTTCCACGGCTTCCTTGTGAGGGCGACATAATGGCTGCGTTCGACTTCCCGTCATCCCCGACCGTCGGCCAGACCTACACCCCGGCAGGAGGCCCGACTTACGCTTGGAACGGCGTCTCTTGGAACGTGGTCGCCACCAATGTCTCTGGCGGCTTCTCCCAGCAGACCTTCACGGCCACGCTCGGGCAGACCGTCTTCACCGTGTCTCCCGGCTACCAGCCGGGGCTGATCGACGTGTTCCAGAACGGCGTCAAGCTGGTCTTGGGCAGCGACTACACGGCGACATCAGGCACGACTATCGTTCTCTCGGCCCCGGCTGCATTGGGCGACACGATCCAGACGATCTGCTACGCGGCGATCTCGGCGGCGAACAGCTACACGAAGGCGGAAGTGGACGCTCTGCTCAAGGGCCACAGCTTCTCTGCCAACGCGCTGCCGGGTACGCCGATAGCGGGCGGGGCGTCTGTCGCCACCCTGATCTACAACCAGAACGAAATCGACCCAAACGGCCTGTACGACGCCACCAACGGGCAGTTCAGGCCAACTATCGCGGGTTGGTACGCAATCTCAGCCAGCGCCACGCTGAATACAGGAGCCTCGGGTCGCATCACGCTATTCCTGCACAAGAACGGGGCTGAAATACATCGTAGTTCGGATACGTCTTCAACTGCGGCGTATGGGACCAGCGTATCCGGTGTGGTGCCTATGAATGGAACCTCGGACATCCTAACTATTGGCGCTCTTTCAGGTGGTGCCGTTACTTTGGATGGACCGACAAGCAACTTGATCGGCGCACTTGTGAGGCGAGCATGACCAACGCAGCAACCCTCGCCGCCGTCGCCGCGTCCGGCTTCCGGCGCAACCGCATCCAGAACGGCAACTTCACCGTGGACCAGCGCTACAGCGGCCAAGGCACGGCCCTTGTGCTGAATGGTAGCTGGGTCGGTGACAGGTGGGGTGCCAGCAAAGGCGGGGCGCACGTTGGCGACATAGGACTGCGGTATCCAACCCCTGCTGGCGGGCCACACCCTACCGGCATGGTCTACAGCATCACGACGGGCGCAGCCCCTGCCGCCACCGATTTCAATGCCTTCTACCACCAGATCGAAGGCACCGACATGGCCGATCTCCACTGGGGATTTGCCGACGCCAAGCCCGCTACTCTCTCGTTCAGCATCTACACGCCGCTCGCGGGCGTCTACACTGTCCGCGTCGTCAACCCCGCGTTCAATCGCTCTTACGTCGCCGCATACACGGTCGCCGCCGCAAGCACTTGGCAGCGGGTCATCGTCACCATCCCCGGCGACACGACCGGGGCGTGGCCGATCACGTCAGCCGACAAGTGGCGGGTGGATTGGGACATGGGTTCCGGCACCAACTACAACGCCGCCGCCGCGAACGTGTGGGGCGCTGGCAATCTCGCCCGCATCGCCGGTTCCGTGAACTTCGCCGCCGCCGCCCGCCAGTGCTTCATCACCGCCGTCCAGCTTGAGGCCGGTTCCATCGCCACGCCTTTCGAGTGGCGCAACATCAGGGACCAGTTGAGCGACTGCCAGCGGTGGTATCAGGTCGTCCCTGTTGTGGATGATTTCTACGCAACGATCGCGGGACAGATAAAGCGCAGCAGTTGGTTGCTCCCGGTAGTGATGCGAGCAAACAACCCATTCGTTACAATTCGTGCGACAAGCAACCTCGCAAACACCACCGTGAACTCAATCAACGCAAACGCAAGCGTATTCTACCACGACATAGCAAACAGCGCGGGCGGTCCGGCCAACTGTGGTGCGTCTCGGACCTACAACCTCGATTGCGAGGGCGTATGACCCAAACCTCCCACACCCCGGCTTGCCCGACCCAAGTCAAGCCCCCACGCAAGCCGGGGCCATGCACTTGCGGCGTGGCGCGGGATGTGTGGCTGAAGAACTACGCCGACCTGAAACGAGCGATGAGCGTGACCAGATGACAGAAGACCCGCACAGGAAAGAGCAGCTTCGCATTCAAGCGTTGGGCGCGGCGATCAGCATTCGGAATTGGCATTTGGCCGAGAAGGCATACGCCGCCATCCGTGACGCTTTCGATGCCAAGCCGCTCCCCGGCCAAGCCATCCTCGATGAAGTCTTCCCGGCACCGGCCAACAAGGGCGTCCGCATGGGCGTGGATAACGACAACGCATGAGCGCACAGCAGACCTACGTTGTGGCCGTGATCCTGACCGTCATCGGCGTTGTGCTGATCGGCGTCGTGATCGTGCTTGGCCTGACGTTCTGGTACTGCACCACCAACCCCAACGCCTTGCTGGTCAAGGCTTGCGACAACGGCTCTCTCAGGGACGTGGCAATCGCCCTGATCGGCGCTGTCACGGCGCTCTGGGGTGCCAAGCAGTTGAGGGGCCACTGATGAGCGCAGAGACAGACGCCGTTTATCTGGAACGCAATCAGGTGGTCGCGGCGCTCGCAAAGTGCTTCCCGTCGGGTGTCGCGCAGACGGCCATCGAAGGGTGGGACGAGGCATGGCACGGCTGCGTCTACATCGACCTCCCGACAGGCCAAGTCTCATGGCACTTCCATGAGAGCCAAGCCTACCTGTTCGAAGGACTGCCGCCCTACACGAAGCCGTGGGACGGCCACGACACGCCCGAGAAGTATCGTCGGCTCGCGGCGTTGGTGTGCCCATGATCCGGCTCGCCCTCCCGATCATGCTCGCGCTCGCCGGTTGCGCGGCCCCACCGGGAGAAGTCGCGCCACAGGCTCGCTATCTCACTCCCGGCACCACGCCGATCTGCTTGGCGTTCTGCACAGTGGTCGTCACCAACACCGAGGCGGCGCAATTCCCGGTTCTGCGTCAGACCAGCGGCGATTTCACCGGGAACTCCAAGTCCACGACCAGCACGTCCAGCGTCACGACGCCATAGGAGGCTCACATGGCCGCAACCAGCTACGCCTACCGCACATCCACCGGCAACAACGTCATCCCGCACTTGGGCACGGTCACGCTGCACTATCCGCCCGAGGACGCATCCTCTGGCAACGTCAACCAGAGCGCCGCCGAGGTTGTCGTGGGCAACCAGATCATCCCGCCCGCCAAATACGGCCTCGACTTCGATCAGGACACAAGCACGATCACCGTCGAGAACTTGTCGGGGGCGGATTGGCCTCCGCAGACGGATGTGGTGGTGTCGGTGCCGCGCGACGCCCCGGCGACACCCGACGACATCAAGGCGATTCTCGAAGATCACGAGGCGCGCATCGCTGCGCTTGAGGGCGTCGCGAACGACCCCTTCAGCGAAGCACCGGCGCCCGTGAAAGCAGGGAAGGCCAAGGCCAAGAAATGACACCAGCCGAAGAGCGTTACCTCCTGGCCCTCAAGCGTCGTCGCGCCGCCCTCAATGCGCGCGACGACATGATCTCGTTCGCCCAGGTGATGATGCCCGATCCGATGAACTACGAGGATTCCGACTTCTCCGCCTACCAGGCGGCGCGGCACCACCGCGCCATCGCGGCCGCCCTGGAGCAGGTCGAGAGCGGCAAGATCAAACGCCTGATCATCAACCTCGGCCCGCGCCACGGTAAGAGCCAACTCACCAGCCGCCTGTTCCCGGCCTGGTATCTCGGGCGCCACCCGAACCGGTCGCTGATCCTGGGCACCTACAACGAGAAGTTCTCCTGGGACTTCGGGCGCGATGTTCGCTCGATCATGCAGGACCCGATCTTCGCGCAGGTCTTCCCCGACGCCCGCCTGCAGCCCGGCGCCGCCTCCGTCGATCGCCTCGAGACGACCGATGGCGGCAAGCTCTTCCTGGTCGGCCGCGGCGGCTCCGTCACCGGGCGCGGCGGCAATCTCATCCTCGACGACCCGATCAAGGACCGCGTCGAGGCTGACAGCCCGACCACCAGGGACAAGCTCTGGCAGTGGTACAACCAGGTCCTCAAGACGCGCCTTCTCAGCCAGGACGGGTGGATAGTGATCATCCAGACTCGATGGCACGAGGATGACCTGGTCGGCCGCCTGACCGACCCGATGAACCCGCATTACTCGGCTGTGGAGGCTCAGAAATGGCGCATCATCGACCTGCCGGCACTGGCGCGCGACGGAGACGTACTTGGCCGGAAGGAGGGGGAGGCTCTCTGGCCGGAGCGGTTCCCGGCGAGCTATCTGCACGAATTAAGGGAGAGCGATCCTCGGGGCTTCCAGGCGCTCTACCAGGGCTCTCCGACCCCCGACAAGGGGAACTTTTTCCCCGCGGAGCGGATCAAGACCTACAACCAGCCGCACGAGCGCCCGGCGAATGAAAAGCTCCGCTTCTACGCGGCGAGCGACCACGCCGTCTCGACGAAGCAGAACGCCGACAAAAGCTGCCTCATGGTCGTCGGCGTCGACGAGGACGACAACCTGTGGGTGATGGACGAGCTCGTGTGGGGCCGCTTCCCCACCGACACGATCGTCGAGCGCATGATCGACATGATGGCGAAGTGGAAGCCCATGTATTGGTGGGCGGAGCGGGGCCACATCTCGAAGTCGATCGGGCCCTTCCTCCGCAAGCGCATGCTCGAGCGGAGCACCTTCACGGCGGTCGACGAGATCACGCCCGTGAACGACAAGCAGACCAGGGCGCAGAGCATCCAGGGCCGCATGGCGATGGGCAAGGTCTATCTTCCTAGCTACGCGCCGTGGTACGCAGAGGCGAGGGACCAGTTGCTGAAGTTTCCCTTCGGAGCTCACGACGACTTCTGCGACACGATCGCCTACATCGGCCTCGGCCTGGCGAAGCAGGTCGGCGCCAACAGGACGCCGAAGGCAAAGCAGGGCCCGAAGGTCGGCACCCTCGGGTGGATCAAGTCGCAAACGCGCGACCAGGAACGGGCGCGCATGGCGCGTAATGGCGGTTGGTGAGATGCTAAATATACTGCCAGCCGAAGCCTTTGGCCGTTTTGCCCCGACCCTGGCAGACGGCGTAGATCGCGGTTTTTTGCGCGCCGTTGTCTTCTGCCGCGGCGACCATGGTCGGGTAGATTTTACCGTCGGAGCGTCTTACCGGGCGGTTGCTGCGTCTATTGCGAGACTGTTCTTTCACTGTGATCCAGCGGCAGTTCTCAGGCGCGTAGTCGCGGCTGTTATCGATCCGGTCGAGAGACAGCCCCTCGGCGTATCCAGCCTGTTTCGCCCACTGTTCAAAGGCCGCCCATGTAGACCACTCAGGGCAGACAGAGATACCTCTCCCTCCGTAGAGGTAGTAGTCGTGCCGCGTGTGGTTACGGCACCGACGCTTCATGTCGATCCATACGTTGTAGAGTTTGCCGTAGCGTGTTCGCATAAAAGTTCTCATCCACCCACCATAATCGAGTTATGGTCCGTAGTGAAGCGAGGCTGGTGATGTCTGGACCGTTTGATCCGATGGGCGCACCGAACGCCGGCCTTCTCACCGAGGGGCCCGTCGAGGGCTCGATACCGCTCGCCAGCGAGCCGCCCCTGATCGAGGGCAAGGTGATGGAGCGCGAAGCTCCAGATCCCGATCCGAAGCGGCGCGCCCTGGTCACGTCCCTCTCCGAGATGGTCCGCACCGCCAAGACGCACTGGAAGAAAACCTTCGACCAGATGGTGAAGGACCAGAAGTTCGCCGCGGGCGCGCAATGGCCGGAGGAGACGAAGGCCGACGCCTTCAACGACGACGCCAACGACCGCTACATCGCCAACATCACGCTGCGCCACATCCAGCAGAAGGTCGCCGCCGTCTACGCCAAGAACCCCCGCGCCGTTGCGCGCCGGCGGCCGCGCCTGCTGTCGACCGTCTGGGATGGCACGATCGAGACGCTGCAGCAGGCCCAGGGGCTCATCAACCAGGCCCAGGCTTCGCAGATGGCGATGCAGCAGGCAGCGACGACCGCCCTGGCCGGCGGCATCGGCGCAGCGATGGGCGTGCCCATGGACCCCATGATGGGCCCTGGTGGCCCTCCCGGCGGCCCTCCCGGCATGGGAGCGCCTCCTGGCGCCCCTCCAGGCTTGAACGGGCTCCCAGGCATGGCGCCGGCTCTGCCGCCCCCGCCCGACCCCGTCGAGCTCGAGGAGGCGCAGGCCGTCGTCGCCGACGCCAAAGCCGTCAAGGCTGAGACGACGATGCAGAACCGCATCGGGCGCACGCTCGAGCTCCTGTACGCCTACGAGATCAGCGAGCAGCAGCAGCCGTTCAAGTCGATGATGAAGATGACCGTCCGCAGGGCGGCGACATCGGGCGTCGGTTGGACGCGCGTCGGCTTCCAGCGGATCATGGGCCGCAACCCCGACCTCGATTCACGCATCGCCGACATGGCGCAGCGCCTCTCGCTTATCGAGCGCATCGCGTCGGATATGGCGGACAATGAAACAGACGACCAGAGCGGGGAGGCTGAACAGCTTCGCCTGGCCCTGGCCGCGACGGCGCAGGAGCCCGAGATCATCGTCCGCGAGGGCCTGCAGCTAACCTGGCCCAAGTCGACGGCGATCATCCCCGACCCGCGCTGCACGAACCTGCGCGAGTTCCTCGGCTGCGATTGGGTGGCCGAGGAGTACATGCTCTCCCCGAACGAGATCAAAGAGACGTACAAGGTCGACGTCGGCAAGAGCTACACCGGCTACCAGCGCAGCGACACCGGCACCGATTACGAGCGCGCCCGCGCCTCCTGGCAGAGCAACGGCAAATCCGACGACGCGCAGATCTCCCCCGGCGACGGCGACTGCGCCCTGGTCTGGGAGATCTACAACAAGCGCGACGGCCTCGTGTACATCGTCTGCGACGGCTACCCCGACTTCCTGCGCGAGCCGGCGGCGCCTGAGTACTACACCGACCGCTTCTGGCCGTGGTTCCCCACCATGTTCAACGAGGCCGACGGGCGCGTCTTCCCGCCCTCGGATGTCGAGCTCGTCAAGCCGATGCAGTTGGAGCTCAACCGCTCCAGGCAGGGCCTGCGCGAGCACCGTTTCGCCAACCGGCCCAAGACCGCCTACGCCGAGGGGACGCTCGACGAGGCCGACCTTGACGCACTGCGGACGCACCCGGTGAACGCGCTCATCTCGATCGCCGGCCTGCAGCCAGGCCAGAAGATCGAGGAGGTCCTGCAGCCGGTGAAGGGCGTGCCTGTCGATCCGAACCTCTACGAGGTGAACCCGATCTTCCAGGACATGCTCCGCGCGGTCGGCGACCAGGAGGCCAACCTGGG